AGGGTGAAGGCTGGAACTTACAATTAGATAATTGTATTCCTATGCGATTAATTGTAGGTAGAGAATACAGAATTCCTAAAGAGGAATATCATCGTCTCATCAAAGGAAATACCAAACTGGTATTAAAAATTACAGAAATTAAATAAATACAGCATGACAATGTTTTTACGTTGGTGGTTGTTATTTTGTACAAGCATCGCAGCAATGTTTATAGTTCATACGTTTGGGTTCACTCAAGCACTTTTGGACAACGACATGACACGTTTAAGTTTTGTTATAATTCTATTATTTTTTGGATCGAGTATCTTTGTAGGCTGGAATACCTACAAAAAGAGTAAAGGCACTTCTGTAACAAGTGATACCAATATCGGATGGTTTATTACAGAAATGATGCTAGCATTAGGTATGATAGGTACCGTTATTGGATTTATTCTCATGCTAGGTAGTAGTTTCGAAAGTTTAAATATACAAGATACAACAAGTGTTAAAGAAGCACTCACTGACATGGCATTAGGCATGTCAACAGCGTTGTATACTACACTTGTAGGTCTTGTATGTAGCCAAGCTTTGAAAGTACAACTAGTAAATGTCGAAACAGATTAATAAAAGAATAATAATCATGAGTAGCTCTGAATGGAAAAAGCACTCTGAGAAATATAATTGCGATATGTCTTATATCGATTATGTAGAAAGAATAAAATTTATTCTTAGGAAATTTGATGAAAGACAGAAGTAGATTTAAAAGCAATATAGGATTTACTGATTTACTTTTCAATCTTGTTATCGGATTTGTATATTTGTTTATGATTGCTTTCATTCTTATTAATCCAGTTGCTAAAACTGCTGATGTTCCTAAAAAAGCAGATTGGTTAATTGTTATCGAGTGGGATCATAAATTTAACGACGACATAGATCTTTGGGTACAAGATCCTTCGGGAAAAAAAGTTAGCTTTACACGACGTGAAAATGGATTAATGCATTTAGAACGTGATGATTTGGGACATAGTAGTGATATGATTGTGTACCCAGATTCAAACGGCACAAAGCCTATTACAAAAAACCTCCCTATAAACAAAGAAGTTGTTACACTAAGAGGAACTATTCCTGGAGAATATATAGTGATGGCACATGTTTATAGTCGTAACTTCGCAGATCATCCAGACGGAGGAAATACAAAAGATTATCCCGGATGGTTAAAATTTTCTCTTGTACAAGTTAATCCTTATGTAGAAGTAGATATAGAAGTATTAGAATATCAACACAGAGGACAGCAATTTACATTATTAAACTTTACATTAGACGAAGATGGCAGTTTTGTAAAATCTAATAAAATACCACAAAATATAATTACAAAAATGGGATTCAACAACAATAGAATGGATCAAGGCCAGTGATTTTTGATTTTAGTCTATTTCCGCTATTTTTTAGTGTATTAGTTTTAACATTGTTAGTTTTAGCAATTGGCATACACTTTGCAAAAAATGTTTATGTTATGATGTTGGTTATTCCAGTATCTTTGATTTGTGTTTTTAGTACCTATAAAACAGTAACAAATGTTTTAGGATATCCTGTATCTCAAGTTATTCCGGATAAAAGTTTCTATCTTGCGCACACCCAAGATCCAAATAAAGATTGGATTTTTGTTTGGATAATCGAACCAGACAAGCAACTTCCCAAAAATGTTAAAATCCCAAATACAGAAAAAAATCAAAATCAGTTACAAACTGCATCTGAAAGAAGTCAAGCCGGGATACCTCAGCAATTAAAAGGCGAGCAAACAGCAGACGGCAATAATGGTACGTTTAACGCTGGAAATTACGAAGCGTATGATTTTATACTTGACGATAGCAGATTAAAGCAGTATAATAGCAACTAATATAAATTTAAATCAAGGAGAACACTATGAGTGGTTCACGTATCTTCTCGAGTGAAGAAAAAGCAAAACTCACGCAATTAGTAAACGAAGGCTTGACCGTGATGCAAGAAGTCGATGACTTAAATGAAGGTCTTAATGATACCATAAAAGCAATTGCAGAAGAAATGCAAATTAAACCAACAGTACTTAAAAAAGCAGTCCGAACAGCTTATAAAGCAGATTTCGACAAACACAGCGAAGATCACGAAACACTAGAAACTATTCTTGCTACAGTTGGAAAAATTTAGTGGACAAAATAAAAGACTTTTGGCTTAACAGTTATCATAGTGACAGGACAGCATTTTACTTTGAACTTATAAGTTTTATTTTTACAGTAAGCGCAAGTATGACTCTAGCACTTAATGCTAAAGACCCCGATATGATGATTGTTTATCCAGGATTTTTTATAGGCAGTGTAACACAAGCATACGCAGCATTTAGACGAGGTGCTGCTTGGGTAATGCTGTTAACAATTTATTTTAGTATTGTTAACGTGTTCGGATTTGGAGTAGCAGCGGGGTTATGGTAGATTATTACACATTGCATTGGAGTGATGTAGTAGGACAATGCGGTATGTTGCTTTTAGTAGCAACATACTTTCTACTACAAACAGATCGAATAAACTCAAAAGGATTTTGGTATAGTTTTTTTAATCTCGTTGTAGCAATACTTTTGGGAATTAACTTGTATTTTAAACCAGTGCTTGCTAATATTACTTTAGAAATATTCTGGGCTTTTATGAGTCTATGGGGTTTATATAAATGGTATAAGACTAAATGAGTTTAGAAATTAAATATTTGGTAAGTGCCGCACCTGGTGGATATGCAAATCATGTTGCTTGGATAATATGGCTTCATGATTTTGCTGGAAATATTATTAATCCAAACAAGACTACATGCAATAAAGATTTTTTTAACGTTATGAAAGGTGACGATTGGCCTGAATTTGAAGATTTGAAAAAACTAGACGTAGAAAAATTAAACAAAACAATAGAACAAGAACTTAGAAATTTTGGGTTTTTACCAAGATATATTTCCGACAAAGTATCATTCATTTTGCAAGAAGTTTATTCTCACAATAGATCTTGGCATAACTGGTTGAAAACAGAATATATGTTTCGAAATTGTATTAGTGCAGAAATTAGTCATGAAGCAAAAGTTGTAAACAACAATATAAAAAATGTATTTTGTAAAATTAATCCGGATATAGCATATAGAAACTATTTAAAGATTAATAGTTCTCTAAATCTAAAAGGTAAAGATTTCTTAAAAAAAGAAATACTTGAATTTTCATATAATGCAGATAAGTTAAATAGTTCCAGTTGTTTAGTAGTAGACAACGATATTATCTTCAAAGAAACACTAGATAAAACTTACTATGAAAAGATAAGAAGTTTTTTTGATGCTGAAGATCGTTACGAAGAAGCTTGTGTTATACATAACGCCTGGTGGAATGCACAGATGAAAAGCGAAAAAGACTTTTTACAAGAAGTAAAACGGTTGTATGAACAGTAAGAAGGTAGTATAATAAGAATATGAGTTATGTAGATGCATATTTTGATAGAGAACATGATAGAATTCATGTAGTAGAACGTGTAAATGGAAAGCGAGAATATCGCGAATATCCTGCTAACTATGTATTCTATTACAACGACCCACGTGGCAAATATCGCACAATCTATGACAAACCTGTAAGTAAGTTCAGTACACGTAATAGCAAGGAGTTTAGAAAAGAACTTGCTATACAAGGAAAAAAAGGCTTGTGGGAAAGCGATATAAATCCAGTTTTTCGTTGTTTAGAAGAAAACTATCTTAATGTTGATGCTCCGAAATTACAAACATGTTTTTTCGATATCGAAGTTGACTTTCATAAAGATAAAGGGTATAGTACCCCAGACGATCCTTTCAATCCAATTACCGCAATTAGTATGTACTTAGATTGGACAAACCAGCTGATTACACTAGCAATTCCCCCAAGCGGCATGACAATGGAAACAGCACAAGATTTGTGCAAGCAATTTGATAATACTTACCTGTTTACCGATGAAGCAGAAATGCTTAAAATATTTTTAGAGCTATTAGATGATGCAGATATTATTAGTGGATGGAATAGTGAAGGTTATGATATTCCATATACTATTAATCGTGTCATTCGAGTATTAAGCAAAGATGATACACGTAAATTTTGTTTATTTGGACAGTTGCCTAAAAAACGTACATTTGAACGTTTTGGAAGTGAAAATGTAACTTTTGATTTAGTAGGTCGTGTACATTTAGACTATATGCAGTTATACAGGAAATACACATATGAAGAGCGACATTCATATAGTTTGGATGCAATTGGTGAATATGAACTAAACGAACGTAAAGTTCAATATGAAGGTACACTTGATCAATTATATAATCAAGATTTTGAAAAGTTTATTGATTATAATAGACAGGATACCGCTCTATTAAATAAACTCGATAAAAAACTTCGATTTATTGATCTGAGCAATGCACTTGCACACGAGAATACTGTATTGCTTATGACTACTATGGGAGCAGTTGCAGTTACAGAACAAGCAATTATCAATGATGCGCACCGGCGTGGTCTAGTTGTTCCTAATAGACGCAACAGAGAAGGCGAATCAACGACCGCGGCAGGTGCTTATGTTGCATATCCTAAAAAAGGATTACATGACTGGATTGGGGCTATTGACATTAATAGTCTATATCCAAGTGTTATTCGTGCACTTAATATGGGGCCCGAAACAGTTGTGGGGCAATTACGTCCTACTATGACCGAGCATTCGGTAAAAACAAAAATGGCAAATAAAAAATCATTTGCTGATGCCTGGGAAGGAGAATTTGGTTCTAAAGAGTATCAGGCTGTAATGAATATGGAGCGTGGAACAGAAATTACAATCGATTGGGAAAACGGTGATGAGGATATATGTAGTGCATATGATGTTTGGAGATTGATTTTCGATAGCAATCAACCATGGACATTGAGCGCAAATGGAACTATTTTTACTTATGAACGTAAAGGAATTATCCCTGCACTTTTAGAACGTTGGTATGCTGAACGCAAAGATATGCAAAAAGAATTAAAACGTGCCAAGGATGAAGGAACAAAAGACGAAATTGATTATTGGGATAAAAGACAACTTGTTAAGAAAATTAACTTGAATAGTTTATATGGTGCTATTCTAAATCCTGGTTGTAGATTTTTTGATCATAGAATTGGACAAAGTACTACACTAACCGGTAGATGTATCACAAAACGCATGGCTGAAACAGTAAATGGTTTACTTACAGGAAAAGAAGATTATACCGGCGATAGTATTGTATATGGTGACACCGATTCTGTTTACTTTAGTGCTTGGCCAATGATGAAAGAAGAGGTAGAATCCGGAAGAACCGAATGGAATAAAGAAATATGTACTACACTTTATGATAATATTGCAGATCAAGTCAATTTAGAATTTCCAGTATTCATGGAACGTGCATTTCATTGTCCACGTGAAAATGGTGAAATTATCAAAGGAGGCAGAGAAATTGTTGCGACCAAAGGACTTTATATAACAAAGAAACGTTATGCAGCATTGATCTATGA